AACTGCAATCGATGTTTTGAAAATAAGGGAAGACGATAGGTTGCATAAAGAAATAGCTAAAGATTATAAAGTCAGTTTTGTAACTATTTCAGATATAAAAAGAAAAAGGTCATGGAATCACATTTAAAAATCGGAACGCTTAAACCACTCACAAAAGAGCAAGAGGAAGGAATTAAAAAAGCCGACCAAGAACGTAAAAGACTTGTTCAGATTGTAGAAGAAAATTATAGGAAACTTCCTTATCCAAAACGTAAAAACAAATGACCTACATACTAATCTTAATCACCATCCTAATGAACGCTATTATGGATGCAATAATGAGTAACGATGCTTTTAAAAAGTATGGTTTGTGGTTTTCTCGTGAGGGTTGGACAATAAAATACACTCTTTGCGAGTGGTTAAATAAATATCTTCCTTTATGGCTTAGTAAATTCTTAGCCGAAGATGTGCTAGTAGTGTTTACAGAGTTGTATAAACTAGCTAAAACCATTATGATAATATCTTTTATGTTTGCAATATTTGGATTCACTACAACGGCTCTAATTGCTTACTTTGTTTGGGGTTTATTGTTTAGTTTTGTTTATGCTTTAATTCGTTAATGTTTTTATTTTAAATTAAATTATTACATTTGCTGAATGAAAAAAACAATTATAGCTGCTTTGATTTTTGCTAGTTGCACTAAATCCGAGCCAATTAAACCAACTGAAACTATTGGAGATTTTAAGTCAGATACAATTTATGTGAATTGTCAAACAATCATTTATAGTTCGTGGAATGTTTACAGAAATGGCGAGGTATTCCAGTCATTTGATGCAAAGAAAGTTATAGGCCAACCATGTGTAATAACAAAACGTGATGAGAAAGTATTGGATTGAATTGCTTTTAATAGCCATGTTTGTGGGCCTTATTTGGTGGACACTCAATCAGCCGAAGCCAATTACAACCGACAACAAACAAGATAAGATTGATAGCCTACAAATCATCAAGGATTCATTAACGATTCACGAGCAATTTATAACCACTAGAATAATTGAAAGGAAAATAGTCTATGATAGCCAAAAAGTATTTATTGATAGGATTTCTAATGATAGCAACAACAACTTGCTACTCTCAAATATTGCTCGATTCAAATCAAGTGAGGGTATTAAATAAAGTATTCCTTAAACTAGATTACATGGAATCGAAAGACAGCAATAACACAGCTTTGATAGGTACTAAGGATAGAAAAATTGAAATTCTACAATATCAATTCGACCTCCGCTCGCAACAATTGATAGATTCAAACCTGCTTATTGATGCACAAAAGAAGCAAATAAGGAGGCAAAGGGTGCAAATTATAGCTTATCAAGTGATAATTGCAGCTAGTTTACTAGCTATTTTATTTTAATTTAAAATTTTATTGGGTTGATAATTAAGTAGTTATATTTTTCTTTTGTGGCTTATTAGTATTTATAAATATAATATATTTACATTTGCTCTCACAAATCAACAACATTATGACAACCACAGAAAACATTAAAATCGTATCAAACACTAATTTAATAGATGAATTGAACGACTGCCAATTAAGACAAGGTAACGAAGGTTTTTATATGACCTCACCAAAAACAGGCAACCATTTTATAAATGAAACGTCCTACACCGAAAGGGTAAAATTACATTGGTCAGGTTTTCTAATTAACAATGGAGTAAAATCATTCGCTAAAAACTAACTAACATGACAATCGAAATCACCCAAAAAAAGAAAATGCAATCCTACCAAATTACTGGAAATAGGATTGACAAGTTAAGCAAGCTACAAGAGCGCATTAACCAAAACGGAACGAACACGAATCCGATTAGCAAAAATTCATTAGTTGCCGAGGCGCTAGATTTATTATTCTTAAAGCATAAAATCTAATGGCAATCTTCTACCGACAAACCGAGAACAAGCCTAATATCATAAAAGACTATGGTATTATGCGATTAGAGAAACTATTACGCTTGAGAGATATAGCAATGAGCGAACACAACTTAACTAAGCTATACCAAGCAAATAGGCTAGTAAATAATCAAACTAGGTTATTGAATAATCGTTATCATCATCAAAATCAGTTTAATCAAAATTAACATGATAACAATATCTATTATTATTGTGTTGGTGTTAATTTTTACTTCAATACAAGTAAGCAAAGATTCAAAAAAATTAAATGTAGATTTCAATCCGTTTAATTCAAACTTTTTTATTTACTTAGGGTTTTTGTTGTCTGCATCATCATTATGCGTTATCAGTATTTTTTTACTTATTAAAATATCAACTATATTACCATGACCAAAGTAACAATCTTAGGTGAAGCTAACACCGAACAAAAAAAGCTAAAGCCGATTGAGTTTACTCGTGCACTAAATACTAAAAAATCATGGACTTCTCAATGCGCAGAACCTAGTGCATATGCTAATATAGAATTAGTTGCAAAGTATACTGATTTTGATATAATGCTTGCCTATGATAATCATAGAAATGCAAGTTGTCTTTATCTAGGCCACTTTAACGATGGAGTAGTAGAATAATGGCACTAATGGTATTATCAGCAGAACAATGTCAGCACCTAGTCAACTATGTAACGGCAGACTTAATCGACAAAGCCAACGAATGCACCGAACGATTTGAAATTGAAGAATTAAAATCCCTAGCAGAATTAATGGGACTTTCAATTGATTTCGATTCTATTTGGGAGGAAACAAAAAGGCAAACTATCGAACAATTACACAATCAAAACATAAATAAATTTTTTGGGATATGAAAAAACAAATTGAATTCGACTTCGCTAAATGGGGTCAAGAGGGGATAAGTGTAGAAAAAAACTACAATGAAGTAGTAAGCATGATGAAAGCTGCCGATGGAGTAACTTTATGTTGTGAAATTAAAATTAATAACGGCACATCAACTCAATTAGCTTTTGTTAGTAGATGTAACCTAACGATGTTAGAGGAAGTAAAGCCTAGAGAGTTTTATGTGAATGTTTATGAAAATTTTTCATGTAATATCTACAAACACCAAGAAGAAGCAGAAGTGGGATTATCTCGTTCAAAAATAAATACTCCTAGTGTTAAAGGTGAAACAATCAAAGTAAGGGAAATATTAGAGTAATAAAATTAATTTGTTTTTATTTAATTAATAACTATATTTGTATTGCAATGTTAAATACTAAATCCATAAAAATCACTTCTTAAAATATTGTAGCCCATCGGGGTTCAACTCCATTCGGTGTTTAACATTGCACCCGATGAGGCTACTTTTATACTATTATGGAAATTTGGAAAGATATTCCTGGATATGAGGGAATTTATCAAGCAAGTAATTTTGGCAATGTGAAGTCTTTAAATTATTTAAGGTCAAAAAAAGAAAGGATATTAAAACCTAGCAATAATGGATATTTGTTTGTTAACCTATGCAATAAAGGAAAAAAAATAACCCATACAATACACTCTATAATTGCAATGACTTTTGATGGACACATACCAAACGGGATGAACGCAGTTATTGACCATATCGACAATGACCCATTAAACAATCATTCAGATAACTTAAGAATTACTACAAATAGAGAAAATACTAGCAAAGACAGAAAAGGCGGAACTAGCAAATATGTTGGAGTTAGTTGGAATAAAGTTAAAAATAAATGGGTAGCAAACATCGAATTAAATAGTAAAACAATTTATTTAGGTTCATTTACAAACGAAATAGAAGCATCACAAGCATATCAAACAAAACTTAAACAAATACAATTATCATGACCGACAAAACCGAATTACAAAAACACGTTGATAAAGCACTTGCAGAAATCCTATTTAATGGATGCCGTATCTCATCTGCTTATCTTAAAACCTACTTTGATACTACAATACTACTCGCTAAACTAGAACAAAGCCAAGAACACGCAAAATCGATGTTCAAAGGCATTGAGGTAATAGGCGAACATTTAACCGAACCAACCGAAACAAACGAACAAAACTAATAAACAACAACATGACAGACACAACGCAATTAACCCATTGGAAAAAACTAACCAATCCCAATTACATTGGTTCAGAAATTCTACAACCAGGCCAAGAACTTAAATTGACTATTGAAAAAATAGTTAAAGAGCAAGTTAAAACGGCCGAAGGTTCACAAGAATGTACCGTTGCCTATTTTAAAGGTGGCACTAAAGGAATGATTATAAACAAAACCAACGCTAAAATAATCACTAAGGTATTAGATAGCCCTTACATTGAGAATTGGATAGGTAAGAGTATAATCATATACGCAGCAAAAGTTAAAGCATTTGGCGATATGGTAGAGGCTTTAAGAGTTAAAAATCAAAAGTAATATGAGCCACAATCCAAACGACACTTTCTCAAAAGAAAGATTTGGCCTAATTACGGGCAGCGTATGCACTCCATTATTCCCTAAAAAGTCAGCCGAAGTAGGGCAAAAGAACCTAGCCAAAGACTTAGCAAACAATATGTATTTCAGGTATTATGACAATGTTTCAACATGGCAAACCGAACATGGCAACTTATCCGAAAGTACCGCATTTGAATACTACCAAACTAATTTTGATAAAGATGCGGAATATCAACCTAAATTTGCAAGGTTGGATAATTGGGGAGGCCAAGCAGACTGTATTTGCCCAAGTAGGGGAGTAGATTTTAAATGCCCTACTACTTTATCGGGTTGGTTAGATTTCTTACATGAGGGTATTTCTGACCAACAACACAACCAATCCCAAATGTATATGTTTCTTTATAAAAGGCCTGTTTGGGATATTGCAGCATTTTTACTTGAAACTAATCGAATGAGCGAAAACGGAGAACTTTATCCAGTACCACACGACAAACGAATGATAATTAATTCAGTTGAAGTTAGTGAGGAATGGCAGAACCTTTTAATTGAAAGAACTCCAAAAGTAGTAGCTATGAGGGACTTCTTTTATTCAAAACTTGTTGAAAACTTTGGAGAACCTAACCATGCGAGTTAAACCAAACCAACCACTAGGCTCAAAAGTTAAAGGGCCTAAGAAATTAAAACCAAAAACAAAGATTCAGAAAATAGATTCAAACATCAACAAACTTTTTAAATTAAAATAAACATGAAAATCGAGGGTAAACTACTAGAAGTAACACCTCCAACGGGAGGAACTAGCAAAGCAGGAAAAGATTGGGTAAAGTCATTCGCAATTATTGAAGTTGGCGAAACATACCCTAAAAAGGTAGCCGTATTAATGATGAAAGATGAATTGATTTCTGCAATAACAACTAAACGAATTGGCGAGGTTATAAGCGTGGAGGTAAATCCTGAATCGAGAGAATATAATGGAAACTGGATGACTGATTTAAAAATGTGGAAAATCAACTAATTATGCAAACAACAACTTATCCAATAGAATTTTTAAGGGAAATAGAATCCAAGCACAAAATAAACATTGAAGCAGATTTTATTGAGTTTCAAGTAAACAATCCATGGGCAGAAAAATTAACAATCAACGAAAGCATCCAAAAGTTAATAATGGAATGTTGTTTAGAATTAAATGTATCGGTATCTGATTTAAAAAGCAAGATTAGGACTAGAGAATTAGTTTTATTAAGGCAGTATTTAATGAGTTATTGCTATGATAAATATCCAATTAGCCTAAAATCAATAGGTTTTCATTTTGGAGATAGAGACCATACAACAGTAATTCATGCTAGGCAACAAATAGAAAACCTAAGAGATACTAAAGATGCTTTATTGACCTATTACGAAACGAAATTAAGCGGAATTTTAACATGACCGAAAGAGAACTAAGCCAAAACTTATTACTAGCTTACATTCAAATTAAATCAGCAAACGAAAGCCTTAAAATGATAATGGAGTTTAAATCTAAAATCAAAAATAAGGAGTTTATAGATTTAGTTAAGGAAGTAAAGCCAAAACTAAGCTACTTCACTAAGGTAATAGACCAAACTTTAATTGCAGACCCTAGCTTTAATGAAAAGCATTTTAGAGAGTTAGAAAACAAGTGCTACGAAAGTTTAGATATTATTGATGAATTTGTAAAGGAGGTTTAAATGAAAAAATGTAAATCGTGCAAACAGTTATTTATGCCAACTAAAACTACTCAAGTAGTGTGCAGTTTGCCTTGTGCCTTAAAAGTTATGCCTGAATTAAATAGGCTAAAACGCAACAAAGAGCAAAAGGAGCAAAAAAAGAAACTCAAAGAATCAGTTAAGACAATTAGCGATTACCGAAAAGAACTCCAATATCACATAAACATGATTTGCCGAAAAATTGACTACGGCCAACCTTGTATAAGTTCAGGTAGAGAATTTAAAGAAACGAATCAGGCTGGACACTTTTATCCGACTTCTACACAAGGCTCAATTCGATTCAATCTTTGGAACGTACATGGGCAAAGTGTAGCAGATAATATGTATAAGTCAGGAAACAATCAAGGCTATACAAAAGGTTTGAAAGAGGTTTATGGTGAAGATATTTATTTTTACATACTTGATATGCCAATTCAATTTAAAGACGTGAAACTAGATATTAACGACCTAAAAACGGCAATTAAAAAAGCAAGCGCAATTAATAAAGGTTTGGAGTATAAAATTAGGCCAACCGATGAAAGAGTGAGATTGAGAAAAGAATTTAATTTAACAATAGGAATTTATTAAAAACATGACAACACAACCAACAACATACGAGGACTTTTTAAAAGCAAAAGTTAAGACCATCCAAGAAAGCGGATTTAATATTGATGAATCACAACTAAACCCATCACTATTTGACTTTCAAAAATACATTGTCAAGCGGGCATTAAAAGCAGGTAGATTCGCAATATTTGCGGATTGTGGGCTTGGGAAGACTTTTATGCAACTTGAATGGGCTAGAATGGTAGCACAAGAAACAGGGCAACCAGTATTAATACTTTGCCCTTTAGCAGTAGCAGGCCAAACAATTAAAGAGGGTGAAAGATTTGGGATAACTGTTTTACGTTGGCAATATAACGCTAATTTAAAAGGGATTTATATTTCAAACTACGAACAACTTGAAAACATTGATTGCAGTTTATTTAGTGGGGTTGTATTGGATGAGAGCAGTATTTTAAAGAATTATGAGGGTGCTACTAAATCACTTGTAATAAGCAGATTTTTAGAAACTCAATATAAATTAGCTTGTACTGCAACACCATCCCCGAACGACCCAATGGAACTAGGCAACCATAGCGAGTTTTTAAACACTATGACACGTTCAGAAATGTTGGCTATGTACTTTGTTCATGATGGAGGCGAAACGGCTAAATGGAGAATAAAAGGACATTGTGAAGTATTATTTTGGGAGTGGGTTAGTCAATGGGCGGTAATGCTTGCAAAACCATCAGATATTGGATTTAGTGCAAAGGGTTATGATTTGCCCGATTTAAATCTAATTGAAAAGCAAGTAATTACAAACCAAAGGGATAATGGTAGTTTATTTAATGACGTGGCTATTTCTGCAACTGAATTTAATCAGGAGTTAAGGTTGACTAAAATTGAAAGACTTGAAAATGTTTTAGAAATTGTCAACAACTCAAAAGAAAACTTTATTATTTGGATAAAGCAAAATGAGGAAGGAGAATATCTAAGAAAGTTAATCCCTGAGGCAGTAGAAGTTAAAGGTTCTGATTCTCCAGAGTATAAAGAAAAGATGCTTTTAGGGTTCGGTAATAATGAATTTAGGGTTTTAATCACTAAAGCAAAAATAGCCCAATTTGGATTGAATTATCAAAATTGCCATAATCAAATATTTGCATCCTTAGATTTCAGTTTTGAGGGGTTATATCAGGCCATTAGAAGGTCTTATAGGTTCGGGCAAGATAACCACGTTAATATCTATCTAATTACAACCGATACAATGCAAAATGTAGTTAACTCAATCAAAACAAAACAAGCCCAATTTGAAGAAATGCAGAAACAAATGGGCATAGCGGTAAATAAAAACTTAAACAACACATTAAAAACTAAAAAAGTGAGAGAATTTAAAGAGTACAAATCCGACAATTGCCATATTATGTTAGGTGATTGCGTAGAAATGATTAAAAAAGTAGAGGATAACTCAATAGGGTTATCGGTTTTTAGTCCTCCTTTTGCATCCCTTTATACCTATTCAGATGAATTGGAGGATATGGGAAATTCAGCAACTCAACAAGAATTTGAAACAGCCTTTAAATTTTTAGTAAAAGAGTTGTTTAGGGTTATGTGGTCTGGTAGAAATGTGGCTGTTCATTGTATGGACTTGCCAATTCAAAAAGGTAAAGAGGGGTATATCGGTTTAAGGGATTTTAGCGGATTGATACACAAAGTTTTCGAGGATGCGGGTTTTATTTATCATTCTAGGGTAACAATTTGGAAAGACCCTGTTGTTGAAATGCAAAGAACTAAAGCATTGGGATTACTCCACAAGCAAGTAAAAAAAGATGCTGCAATGTCAAGGGTTGGCATTCCTGATTATTTAATGGTATTCAGAAAACCTGGCGAACATGAGCATCCAGTTAAATGTGAAATAAATGTAGATACTTGGCAAAAATACGCTTCTCCCGTTTGGATGGATATTGATTATGGTGATACTTTAAACTTTACAAGCGCAAGAGATGAAAGAGATGAAAAGCACATTTGCCCATTACAACTACCTACAATTGAAAGGGCGGTAATACTTTGGAGTAACAAAGGTGATACTGTTTTAACTCCTTTTATGGGAGTAGGAAGCGAAGTTTACAAGGCAATTGAACTTGATAGAAAAGGAATCGGATTTGAGTTAAAAACAAGCTATTATGATGTAGCAGAAAAAAATGTTAAATCTGCTGAACTTTTAAAAACACAAGTTAGCTTATTTTAATTATATTTGTATTCGGGTTGTTCAGGCATGAGCGTAAAAGGTTTACACGTTACCTTTCCCATTCTTTTTAAACGTGTATTTTAAAAAACGTAGTTATGGCAAAAGACAAAAAAGGATTCATCCTATACGCAGATTTAATTCATACAGTTGATAAAATGCCAAGCGATAAAGCAGGGGATTTATTTAAACACATTTTGAAATATGTTAACGATTTAAACCCAATTACAACTGATTTAATTATTGAATTAACCTTTGAACCTATCAAGCAACAACTTAAAAGAGATTTAAATAAGTGGGAGGATAAAAGCCAAAAACGTAGTAATATCGGGCGAGAGGGAGGGTTGAAAAGTGGTGAAGCAAGACGAAGCAAAATGAAGCAAAACGAACCAATTGGTTCAAAGTTGAAGCAAAACGAACAAGTAAATGTTAATGTTAATGTAAATGATATATTAACTAAAGTTAATAATATAGATAGTCGCAAATTAAAATTTGCTTCCACACTCCAACCTTTTTTACCAATTTATGGAAAAGAGGTTTTAAATGATTTTTATTCATATTGGACAGAGCCAAATAAATCAAATACTAAATTTAGGCAAGAACTAGAAAAAGCATGGGATGTTGAGAGAAGATTAAAAACCTGGACTAAAAACGAAACTATTAAACCAAAGGTAGCCAAACCTTACCCAAGCGGATTAATGTGATAGTAAGGCTAAACGATATAATGGGCAAAGTTACGGGAATAGTAACCAACCCCGCACAAAAAACATTCTCTATTGGTTTTGATGGTTTAGACCCTTATTACAAAATAGTTTTAGGTGCAACAACTTACATAGGCGGTATGCCATCACACGGGAAAACCGAATGGCTTTTTGAAATGCTGATAAGATTAAGTATTCAATACGGATGGAAACATTTAATCTACTCACCAGAAACGGGAACGGCTGCAAAGATTTACCTAGAATTGATTTGTAAGTATAAATCAAAAGTATATCGGGAAGGGGCTTTTAACATGATTACGGAACTAGATATTATCAATTCGGCAGCATTTATTCATTCTCACTTTATCGTTCGAGATATGACCGATAAAACACCAACACCTGATGAATTTTTAAAAGAGATTAAACAAATTGTAGAAGATGAACAAGTTAAAACCATTTCTATTGACCCGTGGAATGAGTTTATCCACGATTATACGGGTAGGCAAGATGTTTACCTGGAAGTAGCCCTAGCAGAGATAAGAAAATACGCAAGATTAAACCTTTTACACTTTTTTGTAGTTGCTCATCCTAGAACATTACAGAAAAATAAAGAGGGTAAATATGAGGCTCCAACGGCTTACGAGTTGAGCGGTGGTGGTACTTGGTACGCTAAGGCCGATTCAATCTTATGTGTTTTTAGGCCATTTGAACATTCAGACATAGTTCACGAGAGAACATGGGTTGATATAATTATTCAAAAAGCCAAACCTAAAGAAGTAGGAAGTAAGGGGATATTGCATGCTGATTACAATTGGCATAATGGTAGATACTTGGCCAGGACTGAAAGTTACGAAAAGGAAAACCCAGTAATAAGTGCCGCCCAATTTAAGCAAATAGCAAGCAAATTGAATGATAACACAGATTTAAAAATACCGTTCTAAAATGAATTATAAAGAATCTTATGAACAAACAATAGAAAAACTATACTTTGTAACTAGAGAGAATAATAATTGGCGCAAAGAGGAAGATACAAAGTATTACGTTTTAACGCAATTAAGCGAGGTTATAAGCGCATTATTTGACTCAATAGATAATTTACCTATCCAAAGAAAAATAGCAGCGGAAAACACACTTAAAAAGCTTTTAATCGTTTTTGATAATTTATCTAAGTTTTATTTTGATGAAATGGTGATGCGGAAAAAACTATTTAAGGCTCAATCTGAAATTTTTGAGTTAAGCCGAAAAATAGAATCACTTGAAAATGAGTTGAAAGTGGAAAAGGAAATGAATAAATTTTAAATTAATACTCAATCTATAAAAATAATGTTTTTTTATTTAAATTAAAATAATATATTTGCAAGCACAATGGGACAAATTGCGCATAACGATTTGCATATACGAAGGCAGGGATTAGAATTACTAAACTTTCAATTAAGAACAGATGATAAATAGAAACACAAACGCTGAAATTTTGCACCGAAGCCCTGCTTTTGTATATGCATTGTTGCCAGCAGTACTTTTAATTTTTACGATATGAATGTATTATCTTTATTCGATGGTATGAGTTGCGGACAAATTGCACTTGATAATTTAGGTATCAAAGTAGATAACTATTTCGCAAGTGAAATAAAAAAACACGCAATACAATGCACAAAAGACAATTTCCCAAATACTAAACACATTGGAGATGTAACAAAAGTAAAAGGCCAAGATTTACCAAAAATAGATTTATTGATTGGCGGAAGTCCTTGCCAAGATTTTAGTAGAGCAAATAGTGTAAGAGATGGTTTAAAAGGAATGAAATCAATGTTGTTTTATGAATATATAAGATTACTTGAAGAAACTAAACCAACTTATTATTTACTTGAAAATGTAATAATGGACGATTTAGGATATAATACTATTTCTGATTTATTAGGAACTGAACCTATACGATTAAATGGGTCAAGAGTTTCTGGAGCTTTAAGAGATAGATTATTTTGGACTAATATCGGGCCTGAAAGTTTTGATTTGTTTGGAAACAGAAAATGTGCAATACCACAACCAAAAGACAAAAAAATAACATTAAATGATGTTTTAGAATATGGTTACTCTGACAAACAAAAACATACTTGTTTAAATACAAGTTGTGGCCGAGATGCAAATCAAAGATATATGCTTCATAGATATGCAACTACTGGAATGACAACTATAATTTATACAGATGAAACGATGGACGAAAGTAAAGGTGTAAGATATTGTACTCAAACTGAATTAGAAAAATTACACAATATACCTTTAGGATATACAAGAAACTTAAATAAAGCACAAGCTGGCAACTTAATAGGTGATGGTTGGACTGTCGGAATAGTCGAACATATATTTTCGTTTATGCGGTCAGTTTAGTATTGCTGGCAACAATTCGCTACCCGAAACTATTACAAAATCATTTCGCATATACAACAAGAGAATAAAATAAACGAAACAATGGCACAAACATCAATAGAATGGCTAATAAGCCAAATAATTAAAGAGCGCAATATGCTAGACTTAGATGTTGAGGCAGCAAAGGCAATGCACCGACAAGAGATAATAGACTTCCATATTGAAATCATGAAAAAAGGGTTGATAGAAGAAGGGGATATTAAATGGACTGATGGGTATTTACCAAAAATAACAGAAATGGCAACCAATTATTATGACCAAACCTTTTATAAAAAAGGTGGTAAAGAAATAAATAATATTGGAGATTTTTAACATGTATCAAAAACCGATTCCCGATGTTCTGCGTCTAGCAAATGAAATTGAAGAGCCTGAGGATAGAGCAAAATTTCTCAGGCTCCACATGCGTGAAGCAATATTCAAAGTTCTAGCTTGTTTTCATAATGATTCGATTGAATTCGGAAAATTCAAAGATATCAAATATTCAACCAAACATAATAAATCCGGAATTTCTGATTCAACACTTGATCATGAAATGAAAAGATTATATATGTTTACAAAGGATAATGCTCTACCGGAAGATCGGAAGAGGGTCAAATTAACTCAAATTCTTGAGAGCATGTATGCTGAAGAATCAGATTTAGTTTACGATTACATTATCCAAAAGAAGAACCCATATAAGAATCTAAATAAGAACTTCATTAAGAAATTCTTCCCACAAGTCTTATCTCATTCTCTTGATAGAAAGTAGTTTACTTTAAGATGGATGAGTAGTATAATATATAATAGGTGATATGATATGACAATTAAGAATAAGAACCAAATTACATTAGATCCATTTACTTTGAAAGTTCTCGCAAACTTTGCTTCTATTAATAATGGATTGGTTGTCTCTACTGGTAATGAGATTCGTACTATGACAGAAGGGAAAACAGTTTTGGCAGAAGCAACTCTTCCTGACAAGTTTCCTGTAGATTTCGCTATTTATGATCTTCGACAGATGTTGAATTTTATCTCTAGTCTATTTGACAATCCAACAATGAATTTCACATCTAAGTATGTTGAGATCACAAGTGATAACGATTTGACAAAGATCTTTTATTGTAATTCGGATTTGATCTCAACTCCTTCGAAACGCATTACTATGCCTTCGGAAGACATTACTTTTCAAATATCCGATGACACACTGAAGAAGATTGCAAAGTCTGCATCTATTCTTGGGGTAGATGATCTTAAGATCTATTCTAGTGATAAATTTATCACTATTGAAGTTCTTGATAAGTCTAATTCATCGACTAATACTTGGGAGACTAAGACTTCTGGTGAATTCAATTCAGAATTTACAGTATTCATGAAGATCTCAAATTTGAAATTGCTTGAAGGTGATTATAAGATCACTATTTCTAACAAGGGTCTATCATGCTTCAAGCATATGACTAATGATGTTCTGTATTATATTGCTGCTGAAGCTGACTCTAAGTTCTAAGAGTAGACCTAGTTGAAATTGCCAGACGGTATAGTGATGATTATACCGTCTTTTACATTATGAGGATATTATGAATCGGAATACACTTTGGACAGAAAAATACAGACCACAGACTATTGATGATTGTGTTCTTACAGAAGATGTTAAGAAAGCATTCAAGAATTTTGTGAAGAACAAA